GAGAATCTATTAACTAACCAAGAGTAAACATATTTGTTTACAAAATACATCAAAAGTAAACAAGGGAGTCACGAAAGTGATTCCTTTTTTTTTAGTTATATTTGTAAAAAGTACTTAGATGATAAACGAAGTTAGAAATGCGGTATTAGCCATATTGAATAAAAATAACTATGGATATATATCTCCATCAGATTTTAATTTGTATCTGTGTTATAGAACACATCTTTTTGTTTATTTCTAAAAGTTAATAATCCTTTATCAAAGAATAATTGAACTTTAGCTTGTAATTTTAACATTGGGTCTTTAAGGATATTTAAGAATCCTTTAGGGTCTCTCTTAGCATATACTAAGATATCTCTTCTTAATTCAGCAGTAGTAACCTTACTAATATCCTTACCAAATAATACTCTACCAACCATTTCAACTTGGTCTAAGCTAAGTTGTCTAGCTTCAATTAAAGCATCAACCTCAATGTTTAATTTCTCAACTTCAATAGATGCATCCTTTTCATTATCAACCTCAATATACACCTTATCCCTTTGTGGGTGGTAGTATAAAAATTGTTGTAACACAGGATTTGTTTTTGGAACTGTTAAGAAACCATCTTCAAAGATAATTGGTTCTACAATAGCATTACCATCTTGCTCATCTTCAAATGGTGTTCTTTGGTTTACAGCATAACGAAGAGGTCTATTGATATTAGCATCTTCATCAAACCATAATAATGGAAATCTTCTTGAGTTTCTTGATGGCAGCATATAGGTTAATGGTGCTGCATTTCTTTTCAATTTGTAGACCTTGTCTACAGGCTTGTTACTTTTGCTGATTTAATTCAGTTAACACATTTGAAGTTGCAACAGGTGATTGCTAGAGTAGTTCCTGATGGTGTATTCATTGATGCTGATGGATTAAATGAGGTTGATTTAGGTACGGGAGCAGCTTATAATCCTGAGGATGCATTAAGATTATACTTCCAAACAGGTAGTGTAATTGGTAGGAGTTATACAGGTGATGGTGAGTTTAATAATGCAAGAGTTCCGATACAACAACTTACGTCTAATTCGGGAGCTTCTAAGACACAAATGCTTATAGGTAACTATAATCACTACATGGATATGTTAAGGTCTGTAACAGGCTTAAACGAAGCGAGAGACGGTTCTAATCCTGACCCTAATTCTTTAGTTGGTGTACAGAAGTTAGCGGCTCTTAACTCAAACACTGCTACAAGACATATATTAGAGTCTAGCTTGTTTATTTACAAGTCATTAGCAGAAGCTTTATCTTACAGGATTTCTGACGTATTAGAGTATGCTGAATTTAAAGATGAGTTTATTAATAAGATTGGAAAATATAACGTATCCATATTGAATGACATATCTGACCTTTACATATATGATTTTGGTATTTTTATCGAGATTGCTCCTGACGAAGAGCAGAGGGCGCAACTTGAATCAAATATTCAGATTGCACTATCTAAGGGGGATATTAATCTTGAGGACGCGATTGATATTAGAGAAATTAAAAACCTTAAGCTCGCTAATCAATTACTCAAGGTTAAAAGGGTTAAGAAGCAGGACAGGGAAGAAAGAATGAAGATGCAGGCTCAGGCTATGCAGTCACAGGCAAATATGCAGTCGCAGCAGGCGGCAGCTCAATCAGCAATGCAACAAATGGACATGGAGATCAAAGGCAAGATGCAACTTAAGCAGGCTGAGGTGTCCTTTGAAATTGAGAAGAACAATAATGAAGCTCAATTAAAATTAATGTTGATGCAGAAGGAGTTTGAATACCAAATGCAGCTGAAGGGTCTAAGTGACGCTCAAATAGCTGAGTTGGATAACAAGAAAGAAGACGCTAAATCAAAAAGAATAAGTCAGCAAAATACTGAGCAGTCAAAGTTAATTCATCAAAGAAAAAACAACTTACCTCCATTAGATTTTGAGTCGAATGAGGATAGTTTAGATGGTTTTGACATGGCTGAGTATGAGCCTAGATAGTATATATATTTTTTGTTTAACTTTGTAAAAATTAAAATCAAATGACATTTCAAGTAAAAGCATTGGATGGTATCCAAGAAAAATCTATTCAAGAAATAGAACAACAATTGCTAGACAAACACGAACAGCAATTTGAAGAAAAAAAAGAAGAGGTTACAATAATTGAGCCTGCAAAAATAGAATTAAAAGAAGAAGATGTTCTTTCATATATTGGAAATAGATACGGTAAGCAGATTAACTCATTTGACGAGTTAGTTCAAGAACGTCAAGCGTCAGAGGAACTACCTGAAGATGTGGCTGCTTACTTTAAATACAAAAAAGAAACCGGAAGAGGAATCAATGATTACGTTAAATTAACTCGTGACTTTGATTCTATGAATCCAGATTCTTTATTAGCTGAATATATCTTAGCGACAGAAGAAGGGGTTGACTCCGAAGATGTTGCGGCTATAATGGAAGACTACTCGTATGATGAAGATTACGATGATGAGGCGACTGTTAAGAAAAAGAAGTTAGCTAAGAAAAAAATTATTGCGAAAGCGAAGAGTTACTTTAACACACAAAAAGAAACATACAAGCAACCACTTGAGTCAAGACAGGATGCTGTTTCTGCTGAGGCAAAGGTACAACTCGAAGCATATCAGCAATATATTAAAGATGCTCAAGGGTATGAGGAGGAAGGTAAACGAAGAACTGAATGGTTTCAAAAGAAAACAGACGATGTATTCAATGATGAGTTCAAAGGTTTTGAATTCGAACTTGGAGAATCAAAAGTAGTTTATAATCCCGGTACTGCGGCTGAACTTAAAAAATCACAACTTAATCCTAACAACTTCGTTAGTAAGTTTTTAGATGAGAATGGTTTGATGAGTGATGCTAAAGGATATCACAGAGCGCTATCAATAGCAATGAATCCTGAAAAATTTGCTAAGTTCTTTTATGAGCAAGGTAAATCAGAGGCAACAGATGATGTAATGCGTAAAGCCAAGAATATAAACATGGATTTGCGTAGAGCGCCTGAAACAGCTACAAAAGGAGGAATGCAAATTAAAGCCGTTAACCCTGACTCAGGAAGGGGATTGACAATTAAAAGCAGAAAAAAATAATTATTAACAATTAAAAAATTAAAAAAATGGCAGGTCAAGTAAATGGTACACCGGGTTATAACCTACAACCATCAGCGGAACAAGTTCCGTTGTCAACAAATTATATTACCGATTTCAATTTCTTAAATCAGTATCTTCCTGATACTTATGAAAAAGAATTTGAGCGTTATGGTAACAGAACAGTAGCTTCTTTTCTTAGATTAGTTGGAGCAGAAATGCCTTCTAACTCAGATTTAATTAAGTGGGCAGAACAAGGTCGTTTACATACTAAGTATGTTCAATGCTATACAAATACTGGAGCAGGTTCAGATTTTGCTACTATTTCAGTAACTGATCCATTAAATCCATCTTCAGGTCCGGGGTCTGGTTCAATCGCAATCCGTAAGGGTCAAACTGTTCATATTTCTAACAACAGCACTTTAGCATCTAACAAAGGTATTGTTACTGATGTTGATTTGGTTAACAAGAGATTTGATGTAGCTTACTACGAAGGTAGCGGTCAAGCTTTTGATGGAATGTCAGTTCTTACTGTTTTCATTTATGGCTCTGAATTCAAAAAAGGAACTGTTGGAATGGATGGTTCTTTAGAGGCAAATGACGAGATCTTCGAAAACTCTCCAATCATTATCAAAGATAAGTATGCGGTATCAGGTTCTGATATGGCTCAAATCGGATGGGTTGAGATTACTACTGAGAATGGCGCAAGCGGTTACTTATGGTACATGAAGTCTGAGCACGAAACTCGTTTACGTTTCGAGGATTATCTTGAAACCTCAATGATTGAAGCAGTTCCAGCAGAAGCAAATTCAGGAGTTGCTAACCCTAGTGTAAATCCAAACTATGGTAACAAAGGTTCTGAAGGTATCTTCTACGTTGTTAACAACAGAGGAAACGTTTGGGGTGGAGGAAATCCAACTACTTTAACTGATTTTGATTCAATCATTCAGAGATTAGATAAGCAAGGTGCAATCGAAGAAAACGTTATCTTCTTAGATAGAAACTTCTCTTTTGATATTGACGATATGTTAGCTACTCTTAACGGATATGTTGCGGGTGGTCCAGCAGGTGGAGCATCTTTCGGTTTATTCGATAACGATGTTGACATGGCGTTAAATTTAGGTTTCTCAGGTTTCCGTAGAGGTTATGATTTCTACAAAACTGATTGGAAATACTTAAATGATCCAACCTTAAGAGGTGGATTAACTAATGGTGCAGGTAATTCTAAAATCAGCGGACTTTTAGTTCCTGCGGGTTCTACTACCGTGTATGACCAAATCTTAGGTAAAAATGCTAAGAGACCATTCTTACACGTTAGATACAGAGCTTCTGAAGCTGAGGATAGACGTTATAAGACTTGGATTACAGGTTCAGCAGGCGGTGCTAACAACAGCTCATTAGATGCAATGGAAGTACACT